ATGCCGAACTCAGACCTAATCCCTTCCCTGCTTTCCAAACTCTACGAAAACCAACTTGCCCTCGAAGCGTCCATCCTGGAGCTGTCAAATTGGGTTGAGCAACGCGGCTCCGCCGAGGTGGAAGAAAACGTGCGAGGCGCCCTCTTCACAGTCGGACACAACGAAGAGTTCATCAAAATGACTCTCGCCGTGCTGATGGAATCGGAATAGCCGCAAGCCCCTACAGCTCGTCGGCTCAAATCGCGCCACGTCCAAACCTCGATTACTGTACGCACATACAGTATTTGAGATTCACGCTATGAACGTTGACATGGACACCGATGATTGGCTCGGCTGCCCCACTCCGCTGGAGATGTACCAGCACCAGTGCGCAATCCTCGTGGACGAGCTGGTAGAGACCGAGCGCATGCTGCGTAGAGCGCGGGCGAATATCGCAGGCCTGGTGCAGATGAATGACCTGCTGATGACGGGAAAGGCCGAGACAGAAGCAAAGCTCGCCGAGGCGCTTGAAAAAATAGGCAAGCTGGAAAAACGGTACTCGTTATACCTTCCCTGCTTTCCAATTTCTATGCAGATGAGCATTTCCTTGAGGCTGATCTCATGGAGCTTTCCAACTGAAGAGCAGTCTGGAATCTTGAGCATGAAATCCAGGAGCGCGCGCTCCATCAAAACACTATCCCAGAGTCTTTAACTGCTCCCCCGCTGCACCTAGAGCTTTACTTGGGTTGATTTCTCAAACCTAAGCCACTCTGTGACGGCTGTAACTTTTTTCATCGCAGGACGCTCAATCAAGGAGAATGTTAGGCCACATATAAAAACCAAAACCGGCGTGAGCGCCAGAATAACAAAACAGTATTGAAGCGCACTGACCTGACTGATCACCGCAACCCCAAAAACCAACTTAAACATCACATACAACAGAATCCCATGAAGAAGATACATACTATAAGCTAATTCCCCCATCACTCGCGAGACCTTGCTTTTAAACAAACCGAAAACACTATTACCACCTGCAATCAGACAGAAAGCAGCTACCATTAACGCCTTCGCCAACACACTCTCATAAATAGACGAAAACCCTGTAAAAACCACACCCAATAACAACAAGATAATTACAGAAGAAAACTTAGAAGCGGAGAAATTCTTAAACGACTCCAGCCTGACAACAAGTGCCGCGAACATACCGCCAACAAACAGCCAATAAAAACCATTGGCAAAGTACAGGCTACCAAACATATACATGCATAGCACACTCAAAAACAGATACTTAATTGAGGACCTGCCTCCAATGGCCAAAAATACCAAAGGAAGCGCAAAATAAAACGTCCACTCGTATGGGAGGCTCCATGCAACACTCGCATTAATAAGATTTGTATTCGCCAGACCATTTATATCAGGAGAGCCATATCTAATAGTGAATAAAAGCCATTTGGAAATACTCAGAAGTATTTCACTGGGCTCACCGAGCGGCTTATCCCTGGTAACCATAAAAACAATTAAAAACAGCAACCCCATCGAGAAAAAGTAGAGTGGTACCAACCTTAAAAATCTAGACACATACAACCTAAGCCAATCAACTCCAGTGTTACGAGCATCGAGCATTTTAGAAAAGAACAGAAATCCCGTTATCATAAAAAACAGCGAAACTCCGACCTGTCCAAAACTTACAAAAACTCTAATTGGCGGATTAGACCAACTACCACTCTTCAAATAAAAAAACCATATGCAAGAGTGATGAAGGAATACAAAAAAAGCCAAATACCCTCTCAATCCATCAATAGTAACAAACCGACCGACACTATCTGAAACAGACAATCTGCTAGAAATAAAGTAAGTCGACAACAAAGCTATAGATATCGCCAAAAAGGCAAAAAGCACGCCAATCACTTCCACTCTTTTTACTTCCTATTGTATTTTTACTATTCATTCCTACCATAATATCTTTTTTTCACTCGCTCTGCATTTTAAACGAAGGACTCCTTAGCACCCCATGGATGATTCATTTGATGGCTCTGACATACGCTTGGCACGCACGCAAGGCAATTACGGCGTTATCCCCATCGTCGGTGATGGCAAAAATTCTTTGAGCATACGCTGGGTCAAGTTGGGCTCGACGGGCTGCATGAACCACGCCGATGGCGCCGGGGGTGGTAGGCACGTTGCAGCCACTGGCTGAATCCTCGATGAGGACTGACAGCCGGACATCAGCAGTAGCAAGCTGGTCACGCAGGCGAGCCTGATTGCGCTGAGCATCGGATAATTCCTTGGTGTGTTGTTGGTCCTGGAGCGCGAGCTTTTCCTCGGTGGCCAGGCGCTTATCCAGCTCGGCCGACTGCTGAAGCCAGGCCTCGCCAGTGATTGCATCCAGTTCCTTCTGGTGATGGGCGCCCTGCTCCGCGATACGCTCGGCCATCTTCTTGCCCAGGCGCCAGTCCTGAACCTGCCACGCGCCACCAAATCCGATGGCCAGCGCCAGCAGGATTGCCAGCCCCAGGCCGATCAGCTTCTGAACGGGCGTCATCACGGCACATCCTTGAAGAAGACATGGTGACCAAGGCGCAGCGTCTGCGTGGCCTTCGCCGCCCAAGCCGGGGCTTTGGGCATGGTTGTCGCGTAGTAATGCGTGGCGCCGCCGGTTGGATCTGGTACCGCGCCAGACATCACTTGGTCAGCCGCCCGCTGCGCCTGGGCGAACTGCGCCGCCGGGATCTGCTTTGCACCGCTCAGATATGCGTAGTTCGGGTCGTTCTGGTTCCAGCAGCTGAACTGCCAGGGCTTCAGGCAAACACCCGCGTAGCCCTCTCCCCACCAGGACTTAGCCTTGCCGTCGAACACTCGGTTGCGGATGGTCCAGGCGACGGCGATCTGGCCCTCAAGACCCTCACCTCTACTTTCACCCCATACCGTGCGCGCCAGGATGTCCCGGTCTTTCTCGGTTGCGTTCATACTTTTCTCCAGGCGAAAAAAAGCCCGCTCAGTTGGCGGGCATTCGGTTTAACCATTTTCTTAACTGACACGCATGCCATTCACTTGTAGAATCGTCGCCACGTTAACTTTCCGCCCTCGCCAAAAAAGGGATTTTATGCACAGCAGAAACACAAGCTACCGGCCCGATATTGATGGGCTTCGAGCAATTGCCGTTATTCTTGTTCTCCTATTCCATTTCGGTCTTGGCGTGCCCGGTGGATTTGTGGGAGTTGATGTTTTCTTTGTTATATCTGGATTTTTAATCACCGAAGTAATAAAAAACTCCATCGAAAAGAATCGATTTACCTTCTTTGACTTCTACGCCAGGCGTTTGCTACGCCTGCACCCTGCACTAATAGCCACCATTGCACTTTGCTTAGGTGCGGGTTATTTACTGATGGACCCTGCATCATTCAGTACGCTCGCTAGCGCAAGCAGCTACGCCATCTTTTCAGCATCTAACTTCTACTTTTGGATACATCAAGGCTACTTCGATGCAGATGCTCTAACGCAACCCTTATTGCATACATGGTCACTGGCGGCAGAATGGCAATTCTACGTGGTATGGCCGTTCGTGGTGTGGGCTTCTTTAAAGGTTTCACCACGTTTTCTGGTTGGCGCGCTGGTCGCCATGACAGTTGTATCCCTTGCAGCTTCGCAATGGATGCTGTCCTATGACTCATCCGCCGCATACTTCATGATGCCATTTCGTGTATTTGAGCTGTCCATCGGCGCACTACTGGTATTCATCAATAACAAACGTGCCAGCAAGGCTGTCGAGTCATGCATTCTCTTGATTGGCGTAGCTCTGATTGTTTCGTCCGCTTTCATACTTGATTCATCCGCATCGTTCCCTGGCCTTCGCGCTCTGGTTCCGTGTCTAGGCGCAGCAGCGTGCATTTATTCTGGTCAATCTCAAAGCATGGGTGCTGCCCTACGGTTTAAGCCTGTCGTATATATAGGCTTAATATCATATTCAGCATATCTGATTCACTGGCCTCTGATTGTTTTTTATAAGTACTACATATTCAGAGAACTTAACATTAACGAAAAGATAAGCCTATTCTTGCTAGCGCTGATTGCTGGCTCGATCATGCACCATACAATTGAAAAAGTATTTATATCGAAGGATTCAAAAAAGAAGATCATCGGTCTATGTGCAACTATACTCATGACATCTCTGATTTCATTGGTAGCATATAAAATCGTATCTTCAGGAGGGTACAGCTCAAGAACACCCGAGGCTTACAAAAACATAACTACAGACCCAGCAAACTTCCACATTAAAAACTATGGGGGATATCCTTTCGACAACTTTTCAAAACTCGGATCAAATAAAGAATCGCCAGATGCTTATTTAGTCGGAGACAGTTTTGCTCTTCAGTATGCAAGCGGTATAGACGAAACAATGCGCGCTAACAACATACAGATTGCCGCTCTTATTAGGCAGGGGTGCTACCTTTCAGAGAGCTATACAAAAATAGAGAATGGATCTATTTCAACACCATGCCTTGAGCACTATAGGAAAGTCATTGAAACAATAAAACAGGACAACAAGCCAGTTATATTTACAATAGCATGGCCGGTATACAAACAAATACTAGGAGACAGACAAGGAAAGCCAGCGACCTTCAAAAACGACGAAGAATACAACGAATTCATAGTAAAAAACATGAAAGTTCTTCGCGAGCAGATTGGAAGCAGAACTTTAATAATAATTGGAGTCCAACCATATACTATTTCCGGACAGTCGGCGGCATCTTGCTTGCTAAGACCAAGATATATACATCAGCCATGCGATTCAAGTTTCGACTTCATGCCGAAAGACTCACCAGCTTTCACAATAAATAAAGCGCTACGCGCCTTTGCCATAGGGCAACAAAACACGGAATACATTGATCCTGCAGAGTCGCTCTGCCCAGATGATAAATGCCGAAAATTTAGAGATGGGAATCTAATTTATTCAGACATTGAGCATCTTTCAATTGCAGGTTCTAAGATGGCAAGCACACAGATCTCGCCTATTTTAATTAAAGCTATAAAAAAGTAGGTCATGCGAATGGCGCCTTATCGGCGCCATTACTTAGATTGACATGTAGCAGAAGCTAAGCTTTATTGTATCTCCAGCTGCCCAGGCGAAAGGGAAAGAGTCCCTGACGCCCTGGCCATTTCTTGAGATTGTCATAGCTTTCTCACCTGCCGCTATCTGACCATTCACCATGAAATCTGTTGATGCTGAAGCGTCAAAACACTGACCCGCCGTAAAGTCCTGAGTAGAGTTTTGCGTGCCTCCTATTGGCAAACCAAATATCCAAGGTCCTGCCGAGTTACCAAATGTGGTAGTTGAGCCAACAGTTAGTGATATTTCAAGCTTTACTAGGAAGCCTTGTCTAAGATATTTACCAGTTAGCGATCCATTGCCAATTGAAGGCTGAGAACCGGAACCCTGTGTCCAACCAGGAGAAAAAGTTTTAACCTGATCGCTGTATGAATTAAATCTGCAAGTTACGAAATCTTCTGATATTCCCGCGCCAAAAGTGCACGCTTCTGCTCGCAGACCTTGCATGTTCGCTAGCACAACAGGGCCGCTAAAAGCCACCCCGACCAAGGTGATATCCGACCCAGAAAGAGTCGTGGTATCTGCTATTGAGGCCACGCGGCCATTTGAGAAATGCATCAATGCGGTACCACCGGCAGCTGGACCCGCCGTTTTGATATTCTTGATGTAAAAGTTACTCATGCTGCAACCATTGCCGGCCCCTGGAGATGCTATATCTAGAATCCCGCCACTCAACCAAATGCCACTGAACATTCTCGGGTGCGGACCTGTGTCGCCGGCAATTTTGATAGCACCTACCACATCTTGATCAATGGTATCGCCTTCGAAGATTATGACGTTGCAGCCGCCACCAGCATCTTGTGCGAACTCAAGACTTGGTCCTTTTGATTGAACTGACCGCACCCGGAAAAGCGTTTGAGAAAAGCCAGACGGGACAAATATGCCGCGCCCAGTGTAGTTCGTTCCGTTATTATTAAGAGTGAGATCGCTTATCGCACCTTGATTCGCCATAACAACCAAGTCGCCATTAAACCCCTTTTTCAAGCGTGCAGACCTTTGGCCGCCTTGCCCAACCCACTGTTGCCCGATCTGCTGAACTAGAACTTCCTTGACGAGGTATTCTCCAGCCTCGTCAAATACCACCAGTCCATATGGGCCTGCGGCCGCAATCGCTGCCTTAACTGCTGCTGTATCGTCCGTAACCCCATCACCGACAGCGCCGAAACCTCTAACATTTTTTCGCATCGCATTCTTTAATGCAGCGCCTACCGTTTCTGCTGCGTAAGTTTGAGCTTCGCTGAATCCGACCAACCCCGCCCCTGGCGCCTGGGACAATTCTTGCCGAAGAACGTCGTCTGAGTTGATCAGGCTAAACTTCGTCTGCTCAAGCGCCCAATTGCCCGTGGTGGTATATGGCAGGGTGGTGGAGTCCGCCAATCGGTAGGCGTAGCCATCCCGTACCAGATACTGGCTTCGACTGGTAAATGTGATCCCAGCGCCGTAATCGCCAAGCCAAACAAAAGCCGAACCTGCCAAGAACTGATCGAATTGAGTTGCGCGGCCCTCCTGGGCGTTGTTGAAGTCTTCCTCCATTCCCATCCAGGTTCGGCGTTGCTTGCCAAGTCGATCAGCGACAAAAGGCTGATATCCATTCACGTACTTGTCCGTGATGGCGGCGTTGTCATACAGGTCTCGAGGATCGGTAGACGGGACTGGGTTCAGGGTGTCGTATGGCATTCTTTTCTCCGGGCACAAAAAAGCCCGCTCAATGGCGGGCCTGTGTGGGCTTAGTTATTTAGTCTGGCGCTGATGCGTTGTCGTACAGGTAAACCCTGTCGTCGTAGTTGAATCCTTGAACAGAAACGCTTTCGCTTCCTTTGGGGGTTACCTTGCTGATCAGAACGCGGTGGCATTCCCTGGTTACCGGGCCGAATAGCAGATGTGGCGGTTCCCTGTCCCAGCTTGTGTCAGGGACGAAGTCGAGCGTCGGAATGCTAAGGTGGTAGTCGCCTATCCGTGTGGCCGTCCATGGGCCGCTGAGGGTGCCGTCTTGACGCCTGATGCCGACGGTGTGGGCTACGCCTGGCTCCCATATAAAAGCTTCAGAGCTTTCGAGGATGTAGCTGCCAGAGCCCAGGGATATGCCAAGCAGCAAGGCGCTCTGCCCTCTTCCTGGCGTATCGTCTGACACGCCGGCAAGACCCATGTAATCGCTGTTGTTGCCGTCAAGTTCCGTTTCAAACGAATAGCTCCAGCGTCGATACCTGGTCTCGCTTGCGCGCCGCATCCCTAGACGGTAAGCGCGATCACGGTCGCCTATCCCCAGGGCCTGGACCTTCTCGGCTTTCAGGCCTTGGTGCCCAGGCAGCCGACACTTAACCGTCTCGGTTTGGCGCGTGCGGCGATCCTTGTACTCAACGTCCACGCCGTCATGCTCTGACCCAGGGTCTGGGGATTTGAAGCTGATGCGCAGCGGCCCCTTCATGTTCTGGGCCGAGTAACCTTGCGTGCCGGGCGGGAAATACTCTGTATCGAAGCCTTCCCGCTTCTGGTCGCGCACAGGGCGCAGCCGACCGCGGCTGATGGTGAACTCTGCGAAGCCTGGGGCGAGCGCGGTATTCAGTGCCTCCTTGACGGTCATGAGCGAATCGATCGACAAGTTGAAGGTGTCGCCCCTGGCCTTGCACACCGCGTCAAACGCTGCCAGTTCTTCCGTGTCGATGTCAGCGTCCTGATACCCAGGCGCCTTCGCGATATAGTTGAATGCTGGGGCGATATCGCGCGTAAGACGGTTGTCTGGCGTCCAAGCCCCATTGACCAAGATCGGTAACTTGCGCGTGGCCACCACCGACACCTTGTTCTCGCTTTGGCTTGAGAGCTTGCCGCCGCCGGCCGCAGATAGGGCCAGAATCGTCCAGCCCGGGTAACTCGTAGGGCTCGGAAGCAATGCCCGTACGTCGTACCACTGGATATTGTCCTGCACGTTGGTCAGCGTGGACTTCGCGCCGATTCGGCGCATACGGCCTTCTGGTTCAATAGCAGACGCCGTTGTCAGCTCCCGCGTAAAACCGATCTGGTCCAGGGTTCGATCACTGATCGTTTCACTGAACGAAACCCAGGCGCCAGCAGTTGTTCTATCCCGGTACTGGAACTCGTAAGTAACACTCCAGGGCTCAAGGTCGCCCTTGTTGTTTACCCCCGCCAACCCGCTTGGAAACAGGACGGTGAAGGAGAGCTTCGTTGCCTTGAGACCTGGCGGGCAAAGCGCAAACGGCCCAGCCCAGTCACCTTCAAGGTTCGAATTGTCCAACCTGAGGACGGCTGAGTTGCTTTCGATGAAGTCAAAACCGGGCCAGTCATTGTCTGTAACGCCAGCGTCAGTCAGGCGGTCTACGGCAATCTGCGACGTACTCGCCGCCGTGAGACGGTACCTAAGGCCAGCATACCCAATGCAGGCCCAGCCAATACCGGCCAGGAGGCCAGATACCGGCGCGCCACTGGTTGTGTTGAGGGTCATGTGGGCTGGATCGCCGCCGGCCGCCGGCGTGAAATCGTTGACGATGTAGCGGCCAGCATTCGCCCCCACCACCTCGATCTGCATTCCTGGGAAAGCGCCAAGCTGCTCCAGCGGGCCGGAAATAACATCCCGACCACCAGCACCGACGCCAGCCGTGACCATGTACTGATACATAACCTCGATTCGCAGGATCATGCCGACAGCCCAGCCAGCAGGGAAAGCCCCGGCTCCAGTAGGAACCGCGACCAAATCACCGTTGAACTGATACGCCTGAGCGCCTGGAACTGGCGGGACCGTGACAGTAGTCTTCAGCTCGATACCAGACGTACCCGTGGCTGTTACACCCACCTCTGGTGCCTGGTACCACCACTTGGCGGCCGGCTCGTTGCTCAGGTCTTCTCCAGGGCCGTATACCCTTGCAGTCGCGTTTGCGCCAAGCGATATGACCGCTGTGTTACCGATCTTGATATCGCTCGGGTTGACCTGGCATTCACCTCGGGTAATGCACAACAGCATGTGCTGCCATTCATCCCTTGGGCCTTTGAAGTATCGGCGAGGCTCTACTATATAGTCAGGAAAAATCTCATCCTCACCGAATAGCTCGCGCACCGGGTCGCCATAGCGAACCTGGTTGGCCTTGGCGTTTGCACTGGACAACGTGCTGCCCTGCTGCGGCGAACCGGTCTTTGGCAGTTTCACCCGCGGCGTGATGAGCTTCATCACCGCTTGCACGCCCTTAATAGCGGCGATGGTGATGGAGATCGGGTCTGTACCCTTCGGCTCTATCCAGATTTGCACCCGGTCGCTACCGTCAAAGCGCGCATCAGCCCAGTCTGGCGGACTTGTCAGGCATCCATTGATGGCGATGCTCATTGGCGGAACGGCGCGGCGCTCGTAGCCTTTGACGTTATCGATCAGCCACTGCTCAACGGTGGTCTCTGCACTTACTTGGTACTCGCGCAGCACGTCCTGATCAAGCTTATTTGCATAGATCTCGATCACGATAGAACACCACCTTCATGTAGTTATCTTTGAATTCCTGAAGCCGTATGATCCTGGCCCCGCTGCCGGGGTTTATCTCCAGCACCTGCAGGCGGTCGTCTTTGAGTACCACTAGAGCAACATGGGCGCAGATGTCGCCCTTCATGGCTGCGGCGATTGCTCCAGGGAAAGGCTCGCAACGCTCAAGAGCCCTACTAACCTCAGCCCTGTAGGAGCGCTGGAAGGCGTGAATGCCCAGGCGCGTCACCTCTCCAAACTTGGATAGACCAGGCAGGCCGTACAGCTCCGACCTGCCTATCGTCGTCAGTCCCCAGCAATCTACGGACGGCAGTTCGCGCCCGCCGTCTTGGTAAATGGCAGTTAGGTATCGTGATGGCATGGTTATAGGTACTTAATGCAGGGGGCGTTGAGTGCGTTGAAGGTTTCGCGGTTGAAGTTCGTGTCGATGAGGTTGAAATAGCCACCGTCGACACGGATTGTTGCGCCTTCGAAGCTTCCGCCGCTGGTTACAAGGTAGTACGGCCTCTGAGAAGGCATACTGAGGTCAGTGTTCAAATACAGCCGCATGGTTACCCTGATGATCGCGTCCGCGTCCATGGCTTGACGGATTAGGCCCTGCGCCCTGCCTATTACTCCGTCAATTGCAAAGGTTACGGTCTGGCTCCCGGTGTTGTCCTTTGTCGGGTAGGCAACATCGATGCCACCAGCCTCAAACGTAACCACGCGGCCATCCTCTGTGCTGCATGTCTGATTTTCAAAACCAGCGCAGATAAAGATCGGCTCGGCCCATGGGATGCTGAATATTTCCAGCGTCGGTATTAATACCTCGCTACCTGGCGATGCGTAGCAAACCTCTAGTGGGTTCATGGCTCAGGCCACTCCTTGTTAACGCCAGAGTCAAAGGCCCCCATGTGCGTCTGATATGGGCTGAGCGGCCACTCCCTGTTTATCGCCATGTCGATGATGTTCTTGCCGAACCAGAGTTCAGGGAAGTTTTCCCAACCTGGCGCCATCAATGGGCGATCGCGCAACTCAAGCGTTGCAGAGTACGCCCAATGATCAACCCCTATCAGCTCTGGCCCGTCATAGATATCTGTGAAGCGGCATACATAATCCTTCAACCCCAGAGGGGTCTTCAAAGTAGCCTCGAACCACAACGCACCATCACCGAGAGTTCTCGCAAACCACGCCTCAAAAAAAGAAGCCTGGTTATCGTTAAATATCCACTTCACCGAAACCTCTGTGGGGACACTGGTGAACTTCCTCCTTTGGCGCGACCGCCCACTATCGAGTCTTGTCCTCATCAAGGGGCTGATCGTGTCTAGCTTGTAGCCATCATGGAGCGGCAATGACAGTTGCTTTGGGTAAATGATCATGAGCCCCTCGTCTGTAATCCGTACTTCTGCTGAAGGGCATCATGGGCGGGGCCATCGCTCAGTATGTTTGCAACCCAGACATCCACGCCACCATCCGAATTTGCCCTGGATGTCCCAGCCTTAGAGGCATCCTCGTATAGGTTCACCACAGGAGCAATTGCACCTTTGCGTGACTGGCCTGCTTGAATCTTGCTAAGAGTGCTGTCTAGTTTTGCGCTGGTCTCAGCAGTCGTAACCCGCTCCCCCTTCGCCAATAACCAAGTCCCAGTTTCCGGAACGGAATCCAAACCATCATGCGCCATGCCGGCGAGGCTGGCGGCCGAAACGCCTGCAACAAGAGGCGCTGCAAAAGTAGCGGCTGCAGCCGCGGCGCCCGGAGCCAGGAGAGGACCGACAATTGGTATTGCCGCAGTACTCGCAAACGCAGCGAGAGAGGCTTGAAACGCAGTAGCTTGTGCGTTAGCGACCATGGCTACGGATGCGCTGGCCTGAGTCGCCTTTCCGGCAACGAGTTGAACTGCCTGATAGACCAGCCACTGCGCCGCCATTTGTGCAAGGGCATTGATGATGCTCTTAGCCATAGTGGCCGCCACATTAACGAACGCATCTCCAAGACTCTCCGACTCCAGAATCATTGATGCGATGCCGTCGCTAACAGTCCCGGTGAGCGTATCCAAAGTACTGGCCGTAAAGTCCGCCGCCTGCTGCTGGTAGTCCATCGCGGTATCGCGATAGTTTTCCCAAGCAGATGCAACGCCATCGAGCCAGTTGTTTTGGGCTTCATCTTGCTGTTCGTAATATTCCTGCTGGATTTCCATACGCTGGCCCAAGGCCTCACGCAGTAACTCCGTCTCTTGATTGTAAAGATCTTCGCTAATGTCGCCGCCGTTGTATTGCTTCTGAAGCTCAGCGAGTTGCTTGTTGAAGTCTTGCTGAATGGCGAGATCTGCCTTCAAGCGCTCCTTGAGCTTATCGCCACTGCCACCGCCTGAAAGCTCGATTTCAAACCCCATGCGTGCGGTTTGATTTCCATCGGTCAATGTCGCGCCAAAGGCACGAGCCTTAGCCGCATCCTCGTTGGCTAACTTCAGTTTCTGAAGACTATCCAGCTCAGCGGCCAGGATCTTCAAGCGCTCCTGCTGCTGGGCATTGATGCCCACCAGCTTTCCAGACTCTATTTCAAATTGAAGTTTGGAAACCTCGGTCGCCTTTTTTCTAGCGTCAGCACTGGTATTAATTAGTGCAATCTGACGCTGGTAGTCAGTGACGGCATCTTCCCCTCGCTTACGCGTAGCGTTTTCGGCATTAACGACTGCCTTCGCTGCACTCTTAGCCGACTCAGCTCTCTTTTTCTCGGCCGTAGCAGCCGCCTCGCTGGCATCTAAGGTTTTTGCCTTAGCTACAAGAAGCTCGCCCTCCCCCTCTTTGAGACCCGTCACCAATCCGGCACCAATGCGCGCAGAGAGCTTGTCGGCATTCGTCTTCTTTCCGGCTAGCAATATCTGCTCGTCCAGCGTCTTTGCAAGATCTCGATAGGCCTTTGACTGCTCAATAACAGGCGCTGCAGACAAAATTCCGTTAAGGATATTAATCTGATCACCGAACGCTTCTACTTTTTGGCGCGCTGTATCGAGTTCGCCCTGGGCAGTGATCAGCGATTCATTCCATTCGCGCTGCCGAGAATCATTTGGATGCTCGCGCAGCAGGCGCTGGTACTGGCTAACGGCGCTTTCTGCGTCAATGGCGCGCAACTGCGCATCTAGAAGATCCTTGTTGATTTCCTGTAGCGCGGCAGCGGCCTGGTTCTTGGTGAAGCCCTCAAATGACTGAGCTAGCAAATCAACCTTAGTGGACAACGTGGCCGCCGACTCATCGGCGTCATTGCCACTTAATGCGAAGTACGCGAGCGCGCTTGCCGCGAGCAGCACCACACCTGCAGGTCCACCAAGGAGAGCCATCGCAGCAGAGGCGCCACGAGCTGCGACACCAACGCTGACAATGCCCGCGGCGGCGGCAGGCGCCACACCAGCCATACGGGCGAGGGCCAGCTGATACCGCACGGCCTCAACCTGGCCCACGACAAATGCAGCAGACGTTGCGACGGCGCCGGCGGCAAGCCGAGTCACCAGAATAACCGCCAATGCAGAGGCAGCCTGCGCCGTCAGATTTAGGACCGTCTTGGCCTTGGGATCAGATAGAACAGTAGTCAGGCCTTCGATTGCAGCCTTTGCAGAATCCAGGCTTCCCTCGCCTGTCAGCAGCCCAGAGACAGCATTTCGCAAGCCATCCAGCGCGCCGCCGAAGGTATCGCGCGCAGCGGCGGCGGCACCTCCGTATGACTCCTCGAGAGATTTAAGGATGATGCCCTGAGCGCTGGCGACATCCCCGGTAGATTCGAATGACTCCGCGAGTTTCTTCTGCTCTTCAGTGAACCTAAAGCCTTGCTTGCTCAGTGAGCTGAGCCCCTCAGAGGGAACGTCGAGCGCGCGGCCAATAGTCTCTGCCGCCTGCTGCACAGTTACCCCTGTTCGAGCAGCCATATCAGCTGCTGCTTGCAGGGCGCGAGGAAACTGATCACCGACCACTCCAGTGAATGCAAGAAGCGCTGTCTGCGCCTTATTGATGTCACCGCCGGAATATGTGGTCGCTTTTTCCAAAGCGCCGGCCATGTCGTTTAGTTGACTGCGACTAAACCCCGCCGCCTCGCCAGTAGATCTAAGCACTGCTGCCAACTGTGCCTGCTCCTGCTCAGCAGCTTTAGTCTCAGCAATAAACGCTGTAAATATAGCTCCTACCGAAAGTCCGGCTAGGGCGCCCGCCGCCACCTGGCCGAGCGCCTCCCAAGCAAGAGCGGCGACATCAGCCGATTCCGCAATGGCCTTGCCGGATTTGCGCGCCGCGGCCGCGGCCTTGTCCATAGGACCTGTGAAGCCACCAATCCTGGCAATAAGGTCGAGCGTCAGCGTTCCGAGTGTCGAAGCCATTGGCTACCCCAGCGTTTCCCATTTTCGTTGATCGATACACTCAGGCCCAACTTTCAAGGGCCTCTTCCAATGTCAGTTCAGGCTCCGACTCGTGCGGCATAAAGTCGTAAATTGTGTAGCGGGCTTTGTCCGCGTGGGTATTTGCATAGAGCGTGGAAAGAAGCGCACAGCCACGCTCCATGCGCATCCCCCAATTGAGCGAGCCACGCTTTCGCCTGTACTCAACCCAGCGCCTGAACTCTGGAAGGCTCAATCGCTCTTGGGCTTCCGCGATCGTGCAGGAGAGCGTGATCGCGAGCTCGTGCCAGACTTCGTCGAAGTCGCTGAGGGCTGGGTCTTTCCCAGGTTGTTCACCTCGCCGATGGCTGTAAGTAATGCCGTGGTGAGGTTGCGATCGAGCGAGCCACGATCAGGGTCTGCATCGCCAGTGATATCCGCGACGGTGAAAACTGGAGCACCTGACTCGTCGCAAATGCTGGCCGCTATTCGGCCAGCAATGCCGTCCTGCATGCCGGCGGATGCAATCAGGTCGCTCACGGCAGCTCGGTATCCCAATGGGCGCACGAAGACATCGCCCTTCAGAGACTTACCTCCCTGCTCCCACTTGATCGTTTTTTTCACAGGGGCGCCGGTGAAGGCACCAAACCCCTTGAGGCTTTCAATATTGAGCTGCATGATTTTTCCTTAAGTGGTCTTACGGATCCAGGCGGAACCGCCAGAGCGCTGAATCGTCGCCGCGCTGGTCACAACAGTGTTTGCCGCAAAGTCGAACGGGAAGTCGGATACGTACCCGTCGAAAACAAACCATGTTCGGGTTGGCGGAAGAACAAAATCATCACCATCACCAAGTTCCGCAATAGCTGTAGCCCCAGAGCCGGCGCCGCCAGTGAGCGCGACAGTTGGTGCACTGGTGTAACCGGTGCCCGGCGATGTGATGCTGATGCCGGTAACCGACCCTCCGGCGACGGTGGCCGTTGCCGTAGCGCCAGTACCGCCACCGCCTGTGATAGCCACTGTCGGCGCCGTGGTATAGCCAGTACCGCCAGACAAAACGCTGATGGCCGCGAGAGAGCCCGTAGTGCCAATGGTAGGGGCAATGCCTTTTCCATCAGACCAGCCCACAACCCAGCGGACACTCTCGATAGAGTCGTCTTCGGAAAGCTGGTGCAGTCGTACGTGCGATGGATTCCGAGGATCTGCGTTCAGAGTTAGTGTTGCCTGGCCTGGAGTACGAAGTCCGCGCATATAGCTGCGAACCGTTTCGCTCAGGCAGGTGGTTTCGATCTGGTCAGCTGGGTTTCCGCCGGGACTGAATGCCGTAGCGCACTCGATCTCCATAACCTCGAAGACAGATGGATTACCTGCACTGGGTACCGCGGCGTAAATCTGGGTTCCTTGGGAAAGGATCGACATGGCGTTCTCCAAATGTCGGGCAAAAAAACGCCCGCACTCGGCGGGCAATGAGGATGCAAACCCCTCGAATAACGCGTGTTTTTTATGCATTAGGATGCATTGGCCAATTCGGCACACTCGAGGAAGAATCTGTGAAACGTTTGAAACTGATGCTCCGTAAGCTACTTCGACTCCCAGCCACCAAGTCAAAAGGTGATCTCCAGAAAGAGCAGTTCGACAACCTGATGAATGCAATGAAGGACTTTGAAGACATGTACAAAAAGCTCTGAGTAGCTGCCCCGCTGCCGTTCAGCGGGGCACGAACCAACTCACGTCGAAGCTGTACCGGTAATTCTTTGTTGCAGGGTCGCGGCTCTCACCACCCCAGCGGATGATGTGGGCCTTCAGCTCGATGGCGTCTCTGATGGCCTTGGCCACAGCCCGCGCGTCCTTACCGGTCGTGGCGTACACATCGACCTGCAGCGTGTAGCCGTCGATGTCTGGGCGCCCCGCCAGGTAGTTCTCCGGATCACCGCCGATGGTCTGCCAGACCGCATAAGGCTTTTGCCCATCCTGCGGCGCATCACCGAACGGGTAGAGCCGCTGAGGTGCTGATCCAAGTACTGCGATCACGCCAGCATCCAGGGCGCACACGGCGTTTATTGGTGCGAACATCAGCTGCTCCTGGACTTCTGGTCACGACGAATTGCCCGGTCGAGGCCTTTCTCGAACTGAGTGGCGAATTCATTGGTTACTTCGCCGATATGGTCTTCCAGGGCCGGGCGTGCCACCGGGTCAGCAGCGATATGCTCGGTACCAAACTCAAGCAGACGCCAATGCGGTGTCGGCGCGCTTTTCTCAGTGCTGCCATTCTTGACCAGCACCGCGCCGTGCAGCACGCCAACTCGAAAGCCCAGGTCGCCAGTGCGGCGAAACAGCCGGCCATTCCACCGCAGCACAATGTTGTCGGAAATGGATCGCCCAGTGTCCGGATCATCCCATCGCCGGGCGCCCTCTTTGAAGTTGTTGGCGACCATCTCGGCAGCGCGCCGAAGCGCGGTGCGGCCGGTCTTGCGCTTGACCTCATCATTCACCGTAGCCAGCTTTCCAAGCAGGCCGTCGACACCGATAAGGCTGAACTGGATGTCGTCAGCCATCATTCACTCCCTCGGAATAGGGTAGCGTCAGGTAGTCCAAGCCGGACTTTGGGTCGGGCAGGACACCTTGGATGTTGTAGATCCGACCCCGGTAAACCCCACGCATCTGCGCCTTGATGTCGGTACGGCGGCGAATCACGATGCGCCCCAGGACCTCAGACTGAACCGCCTGGGCAGCGATGAATTCCCTACCACTCAAAGGCTCGATAGAGGCATAGACCTTTGCAACATCGACCCACTCGCCTGCTATGGGCTCTTGGGTTTCAGGATCGACGCCCGGAACCAGCTTCTGAAATTGAATACGGTGCCGCAGGTCGCCGGCCCTCATGGGATCACCTCGGGATCAGCCACACCGCGCCAATTCCTGGAAGCCCAAAGAAGCGAATCGACAGCCAGGGGAAGCTCGGCGGTAATGGTGCCGATCACAACCGCTTCACGAGTCGCATACGAGTGCCCTAGCAGCAGCAAAAGCGCTGCTTTGAAGGACGCAGGGAAGTCAGCCACCAACTTGAGTGCCGGGTTGTCGCAATACCACAGCGCCCAAGCCAGTGCCGATTCGGCGTAGAGCTCGATCAGGTCGTCATCGTCTTCATGGTCGACGCGCAGATGCTTTCGCATCAAGGCGATCGGCAGCAGATCGGTGACGGGGATGCTCAT